CCTCAGCCGCAGTTCTTCGGGGTCGATGATACCAAAGTGAATAAGCTGATAGACGACGTTACCCACCTTGAAAAGAACGTTGAAACTGCCGCCCTGCGGACTATGGACGATGTGTACAGGCAGGTGGTGAACAAGGCGCAGATCGCTATGAGTACCGGCGCAATGACACTACAGCAGGCTATAGACAGCGCCGTTTCCGACTTCCTCGCACGGGGCATCGACTGCATCGTGTACCGGGACGGGCGCAGGGTCAACATTGCCGACTATGTGCGTATGGCTCTGCGGACTACCGCCACCCGTGCCGGATTGCAGGGCAAGAGTGCCAAGTACAAGGCTATGGGCTATGATACAGTACTGGTAAGCAGCTACGGTATGTGCAGTCCCACCTGTGCGCCCTGGCAGGGCAGGATCTACATCGAGGACACGTTCTCTATGTGGGACGGTGAGGTTCAGGAGTACCCGGACGGCACGCTCTGGGGGAAGTCCAATTACTGCGGCAAGTGGTTTCCGCTGCTCAGTTCAGCGATAGAGCATGGACTGTTCCACCCCAACTGCCGCCACAGCATCGACTTCTGGAAAGACGGCGACCCTATCCCTGAGAGCATCGACAACACCGATTCAGAGCGCCGGTACAAGCTGGAGCAGAAACAGCGTGCCCTGGAGCGTGAGGTCAGGCGTGCAAAGCGCAAGGTCGAGGGCTTTTCCGACCCGGAGAATATCCGCAAGGCTAAGGCGGAACTTAAAGCCGCTCAGAAGAAGCTGAAAGACTTCATCGACCAGACCAACGCCGCCGAGGGCAAGGTGATCCTCAAGCGTGACTATGGCAGGGAGAAGATCTACGGCGCACCTTCACCGCCTGTTCAGAGCGCTCCTGCACCTCCTGTGGACGTTCCTGACACGCCGAAGGTAACTCCTGCCGAGGTCACTCTCGACGCTCCACAAGCGCCGCCTGACGCTTACAGGGATACACCTGTGCCAAAGCGTGAGGGGCTGATTATGAGCAGCGGTGATGTTCATGAACCGTCTATTGACAAATCAGGGGAAAGTGGTATAATAGAAGCAAGAGGATACATCGAAGACAACTTCGACAGAAAAATCAGTTTAAGCACAGCAGATGAAGACATAAAAGCCGTCAATCCTAACTGGAAGAAACTTAAAGGATATGATGATAATTGTCAGCGTTGTGTTCCGACATATGTCCTAAGAAGACGAGGATACAATGTGGAGGCTTTGCCAACCGGTCAGAATGAGGAAATTGATAATCTCCTCAAACGGAATCCATATATGATTTGGAGGAAAGCTGGCAGTCCTGTCACGCCAATATCCACAAGAGGAAGTAAGTATTTCGGCAAACCTGAGATTGAAAAGTTCATGAAGAAATTGCCTGACGGTGCAATGTGCGAGATACGCTGTGTATGGGAAGATGGAAATTCTGGTCATGTGTTTATAGCTGAAAAACGAAATGGCAAAGTCAGATACATTGATCCGCAAACAGGCGAAAATAATGTTTCTCATTATTTTGGGAAAATGGTTGAAGATACTACAACGTTTTGGCGGATAGATAATGCAAGTTTTAACGAAGAATTGATTAAATATTGCATTAAGAATAAGAGGTGAGTTTTATGACAATTGAGAAATTTTCAAGTGTGTTGCATGAAAATGCTTTTCAGCGATTCGGTATTGTCGGAACTCAAGGATTTGGTATTGACCAAGGTCCTTTTGAAAAATCGAAGAAAAAGTATGTAGCATATCTTTGCGGAAATTACAATGGTGATTTCTATTTTGATACGCTTGATGAGCTTTTTGAAGGATTTATCATTAACGGAAAACCGATAGGCGAGCAAATAGAAGATATTTCAAAATTTACTGTTGTAATGTCATAATAAGTTGAAACCGCCCCTAAACAAGGCGGTTTTCTTATGCCCACTTTGAAGGAGGTGAGGAGAATGGACGAGAAAGCACTGAAAATAGTCAAAGATTATATATTTGCGCATCTCGATAAGACGGATACAGTTCCGCCTTTTGATGTCTATATGGTTTGGAAGTGCAAAGCCTTGCAGAACTGGAAGTATCTTATCTCCAGTACACTGTGCGACGGTATGTACTATGAGCTGACATACAACGGCGACAAGAAGGAATGGTATCTCGACGCTTACAAGAAGTTCGAGAATGTTGTGATAAAGGAAGGTGAGTAAATGGAAGACTGGAAGGACAGGCTGAAAGCTGAGTACGCTCAGACTAAGGAACGCTACGAGAAGCTGAAAGCCTACAATAACAAGAAGGAAGTTGAGTCAAATCTCATGGGGGACGTTGTGATGAATCAGGAAGACTATTACAATGGTCGCCTGATGAAAGAGCAGCAGTACGTCATGGGCGAATATCTTCACATACTGGAGCTTCGTGCAGAACTGGCACACATCGAACTTTAATACCGTATGCAAGCATTTGCGACCGGCATCAATGTCGGCGGCAAGTGCTATTTTTATACCCTGATAAGGAGGAATGAACATGGAAAACGAGAACACCAACCCCGCAGAGGAGAAGGACAAGAAGCCTGAGCAGGACGCACCCTCTGAGAGCGCTGAGAACGCCGCTGAGGACGCTCCTGAGCAGACAGAGGAAACTACATCTGATACCGCAGAGGAAGTCACTGAGAGTGAGCCTGAGCAGTCTGAGGAGACTTCCGGCGAGCCTGCCAAACTTGAAGCGCTCCGCTCGGAGAACCTCCGCCTGAAAGCTCAGCTTGAAGCCCATAAAACCGGATTCAAGGGCGAGTTCATCGAGGACGCTGTGTGCCTTGCTGAGTTCGCCGCAAAGCGTGACGGTATCACCATTTCCGAGGCTCTCCAGGCGCTTGCCAAGAAGTACCCCGAATGGAAACACGCTTCCGGCGATGCAGGAAAGTCCGGTTTCAAGGTGGGCGCACAGCCCCCGAAGGAGGAAAAGTCCGCCGATGATGACAGGCTCGACGAGGCTTTCGGTATCCGCCGCAAAAAGTAAGAAAGGACTGATTTTATGCCTAACACTATCAACTATGTCACCCAGTTCCAGAGCCGTCTGAGGGAACTCTACGGTCAGGAACTCACTTCCGATGCGCTCTTTCACTCCAACACCGACATTCAGATAACCGGCGCTAAGAACATCAAGATCCCCACCCTCACCGTGTCCGGCTACAAGGACCATAGCCGCAGTTCGATCGGCTTCAACACCGGCTCTTACACAAATGACTTCGAGGACAAGACCCTTGACCATGATCGTGACATTGAGTTCGGTGTTGACCCTATGGACGTTGACGAGACAAACTCCGTCCTCTCCGTTGCCAATATCCACAACCGCTTCGAGCGCACACAGGCTATCCCGGAGCTGGACTGCTACACATTCAGCAAGATCTACACCGAGGCTGTCCGTGTGAACGCTTCTGTCAAGACTACCACCCTGACTGCCGCAAACGTTCTCTCCGACTTCGATGACAACCTTGTGGCTCTGGAGGACGCTGGCGTTCCCCTGGACAGAGTTATCCTGTTCTGTACTGCCGCCTACAAGAAGCTGCTGAAACAGTCCTCCGACATTCAGCGCACTTTCGATGTGTCCGGCAGCGGCGGCGCTGTCAACAGGACAGTTCACACCCTGGACGACATCACTCACATTCAGGTCGTTCCCTCTGCTCGCTTCAAGACAAAGTATGACTTCACCGACGGCTGCGTTCCTGCGACAGGTGCGTCCGGTGCTAAGGGCATTGACTATATCCTCATCGACCCTGAGTGTCAGGTAAGCCGTGTGAAGTACAGCTATATCCACTTCTTCGCTCCCGGCACTGACAGCCGCACCGCTGACAAGTACCTCTACCAGAACCGCCGCTATAACGGCACTTTCGCCATTGACTACCTCATGGCAAAGGGCTGCATTATCCATACAGAAGCGTGAGGTGAGAAGCAATGAAAGCTATTAAGGAGAACAAGGTCTACACCATTTCCCAGGCTTCCGTGAAGGAGTACCTGGCAAGGGGCTTCGACATTTATGACGACGAGGGCAGCCTTGTGGAGCGCTCTCCTTCCAGTACCGTCAGCCGCAGCGAGTATGATGCTCTGCTGGCAAAGTGCGAGGCTCTGGAAGCTAAGAAGGGAAAGTCATGACCGAGCCGTACCTGCCCCCGGAGGAGTATTCCGGCAGTATCCCCTCAGACCAGCTTGACAGGCGGCTGAGGGGCGCTTGCCGTGACATTGACAGTCTGACGTTCAACCGCATCGTAAAGGCAGGATTCAGTAATCTGACGGATTTTCAGCAGGAGATCATCAAGGAGGCAGTACAGCTTCACGCCGACTTCTGCTATGAAAATTCAGACCTGCTTGAAAGTCCTCTTGCGTCCTACGGGATCAACGGTGTGAGCATGAGTTTCGACCGGTCAAAGATAGTCACGGTGGGCGGCATCACAACATCATCGCAAGTCTACGGACTGCTCTTGCAGACCGGCTTGTGCAACAGATCGTTATTTTAGGAGGAATCAATATGCCCGATAACACAACATCAGGAGTTTACCCCTGCTACGAGAACCAGTTCAGCATCGACATAACCGGCGGTGACGGTGCGACTGATACCAACAACAAGACCATTGCCGACATGGAGTCTTTCTCCGTGTCTATCGACAACAACGTTGAGGAGTGGAATCCTTTCGACACCGAGGGCTGGACACGCCGCCTGTCCACAGGTAAGGCTATCACCATTTCTGTCAGCGGCAAGCGCAATGTGGGCGATGCCGGCAATGACTACGTTGCTACCCTTGCCACAAAGACCGGCGCTGACTGCTCCACAACTGTAACTTGGAATTTCCCCAGTGGTGCAAAGCTGGTTATGCCCTGCGTTATAGGCGTTACCGAGTGGGGCGCAGGCGAATCCAGAGCCGTTGCACCTCTCAGCTTCGACATCATGTCCGACGGCAAGCCCACCTTTACACCTGCAAGCTGAGCCACAAGCTGAGCCAGCTTGACCGCCGAGCTGAGCCAGCTTGACCGCTTCTCACGTTGTCGCTTGCTTACGCTCGCTCACATTTTAGAAGCGGGACTTTTTACGTCGCTCAACCTTGTTTTTATGGGGGCAAGGTCACAACGTGGTAAACATAAAAGTTTCGCTCATGCCTTTGCCGCTTAGCGAGCGGCGTTTCTCACTAAGTTCTAAATAAAAGGAGTTTTTACAATGGCTAAGATGTACACATTCGACCAGAAACTGCTGTGCGGCTCTCCGGAAGTCCGCATCGGTGACAAGGTTTTCAGCGTAGATGACCGCAAGAATACCGTCAAGAAAGCCCTGAAGCTGTTCCGCAGCTCTGACAAGGAGGATTTCGACAAGTATGATGAAGTCCTGAAACTGGCTTTCGGCAAGAGTTTTCCTGAGATAGATGCTATGGACTTATCCTTTGCCGCATATCAGGAAATTACCATGCTCGCCATTGCCGCAATGGTTGGCGCTGACAGGGACGAACTGAACGATAAGGACTCCTTTCAGGAATGACAAGTGGTACGACCTTGACTTCGACCATGACCTGATAGTGCAGTCCATTGCCAAACAATACGGCATATTACCGTCACAGCAGGAGCAGCTCCACTACAGCGAGTGGCTGCTCCTCTTAGGCGGCATCATGGAGGACACCCCACTGGGGAAAGTAGTCCTGATACGCAGGGAGTCCGACCAGAAACGATTACAGAATTTTACCAGATATGAGCATCATATCCGCAATGAGTGGCGCAGATTTATTGCATCGCAGATGCGTGAGGCAGACAGACAGTCGCCCCAGAAAACTGCCGCTGCTTTCGAGAAAATGATGCTCGAAATGTTCGGAAAGGAGGCAGGAAAATGTCACAGACAGTAGGCAGCATCGCCCTTGACCTTGTGGTCAGGGACACAGTCGAGGCACAGCTTGACCGGATACTCACCAAGGCGCAGAAGTTAGCCGACAGTGCCGGGAAAGCCCTTGACGAAGCCATTTCCGCACCAGTTCACCGGGCGCAGAAGAACCTGGACAAATCCCTGGAAGATGCGGCTGAGAGTGTGGAGGATTTTGCCGAGACCGCTGCCGAAACAGTTTCCAAAGCACTTGACAAGGCGGTTCTTCCGGAAATATCCACACCTGTTGAAGTTGTGCCGGAAATCGAAGTGCCAGACTTGTCACCGATAGTCGATGACGGCATTGAGGACGCTATCCAGCGTGAACTGAAGCGCCTGGAGGATATGCAGAAAGCCGCCCTGGACGCCGCCGACCTGCCGGACAGAGTGCGGACAGTGAATCCCTCGTCCATGCAGTTTGACCCAGGTGCGGTGAAGTTCATGGACGAGTACGAGGAAAAGCTGAACCAGACCGCCGAGAATGTACAGAAAAAGCTGAATGATGCGGTAGAATTCGAGGTCAGCACCGACCCGCTGAAACGGCTCGAACAGCAGATCTCAAACGCCGAGCAGAAGCTGGAACTCTTGCAGAAAAAGTGGCAGGAGCTTTCAGCAGCCGAGCCTACCGACAAGATCAGGCAGCAGCTTACAAGCGTTCAGGAGAAGATCATCTCCACTACGGAAAAGCTCGATAAACTACGGCAGAAAGCGGCTCAGGCGACACCTGCCGTCTATCCGCAGATGCCGGAGATGCCCCTTGACGATCACGTTCCCACATACATCGAACGGGTCCGGGAGGAACTCTCGAAGCTGTCCGACAGCGTCCTCGAACCCCTGGGCGGAGTGGAGCGGCTGAGGGAAATTTCCAGCAAGGCGCTGGACTTCATTGCAGGAAAAACTGAAAATCTCCGCAGCCGTGCCGCATCAGTGTGGGAGAACGTAAGCGCTGCCGCTGCAAGTTCCTTCGACCGGGCAAAAACCGCAGTTTCAGGCGGAATCGACGCTATCAGTCAGCGGCTCGATGCACTCCGTCCGGCGGCGGAGCGGTTCGGCTCTGCACTGCGGTATCCGGTGAACGTTCTGCGCCGGACTGCCAGTGCTGCACAGACTATCCTACAGCCTTTGCAGGGGCTTGGAAATGCCGCAGAACGTGGGTTCTCCGCAGTCCGGGAGGCAGCTTCACGGGCTTTCGGCAACGTTCGCAGGACAGGTTCAGCGGCGCTGTCAGCTATCAGGCGAACTGGTTCTACAGCTTTCAGATTCCTGCGTAATGTGGGCGGACGTACAGTTTCAGGAATTGCTGAAAATCTGCGGAATATCGGGCGAAACGCTCTGAACGTAATGAACCCCGTCCGTAAGCTTGGAAACACTCTCCGGAGCAGTTTCAAGAGTGTTTTCCTGGCTGCCGGTCTGTACGGTGCGTTCCGGGCGCTGAAAGACGGTCTGCTGGAAGCCGCCAACGCTGACCAGGAGTTCAGCCGTTCCCTGAGCGCTGTCAAGGCGAATCTGGCGGTTGCATTCGTGCCGATAACCAATGCGGTCATGCCCCTGCTCAACACTCTCATGTCAGGGCTTGCGTCGGTCACAAGGCAGGTAGCTGGCTTTATTTCGGGGATTTTCGGCACTACCTACGCTCAGTCCGCTGCGGCGGTCAAGAAGCTGAAAGGCGTGACCGATGCGGCGAAAAAGGCGAAGCTGTCACTTGCAGGAATCGACGAGATGAACATTCTCAGCAGCGATTCCGGGGACGATGAAAGCGCCGGAGAGAACCCTGATCTGAGCGCACTCGATGCTCCTGAGCCGGTTCTGCCAGACTGGGCAAAGCGCTTGAAATCGGCAATTCTCGCCGGTGACTGGGAGAGCGTGGGTGCAGTTTTAGCGGAGCGTGTGAACTCGGTTTTCCAGGCAGTTGACTGGGAGAAGATCGAGCAGAAAATCGTCAGCGTTTCGGGGAAGATCTGCGACCTGATAAACGGATTCCTCGACAACGTGGACTGGTCTGCGCTGGGTTCGGCACTGGCTGGCGGCATCAATATCCTCACTGCTGCGGTGAACACATTCGCCGACAAAATCCACTGGCAGGCGCTTGGCACTAACCTTGCAAAATGGCTGAATACCGCCATTTCTAAGGTGAAATGGGGACAGCTCGGACGTGCGCTTTCGGCTCATATCCGGGTGCTGACCGACCTGCTCTACGGCTTCGTGACAGAGTTTGACTGGGAGGCGTTGGGTGACGGCATCGGTCAGGCGGTAAACGGCTGGTTTGACGGCATCGACTTCGGCAAACTTGGCTACACTCTCAGCGAGGGGATAAAGGGTATTCTCGCAACTGCAAACGCCTTTTTGACTACCGTCGATTTTGGTTCTATCGGGCGCAAAATAGCCGATTTTATCAACAATATCGACGTTGCGGGAATACTCTCACAGCTTGCTCAGACCGTCAGCACGCTCATCACTTCCGCCCTCGACCTGCTCACCGGTTTCGTGCAGAACGTGGACTGGGGACGGCTGGGGGACAGCCTCTGGGACGGTCTTGTGGGCATCGTCACCGGAATCGACTGGGGCGGCATCGTCAGCCGTGCATTTGAGCTTCTGGGAAGCGCTCTGGGCGGTGCAGCAATGCTTGTGGGGTCGGTTCTCCTGCGTGCCTGGGACACCCTGAAAACGGCGTATGACCGACTGAAAAAGTACTTCTCGGATAAGATCGAGGAGGCAGGCGGCAACATCTGGCAGGGCGTTCTTGCCGGCATCACCGACGGCTTGAAGAACGTTGGCAAGTGGATCAAAGACCACATCTTCACCCCGTTCATAGACGGCTTCAAGCGGACTTTCGGCATTGCGTCGCCCTCCAAGGAAATGGCGAAATTAGGCGGTTTTCTGGTGGACGGTCTGTTTGTCGCACTTAGCGGCGGCATTGCAAAACTGGTGGCAGTTGCCGAGGATATTCTCACCGACATCAAGAACGTTTTCAGCGGTGTGAAGGAGTGGTTCGCCGGGAAGTTCTCCGGCGCTTACGATGCGGTAAAGGACGTTTTCTCCGGCATCGGTCAGTGGTTCGGTGAGCGTTACAGTGACGTGAAATCGGCGTTTTCATCTGTCGGGAACTGGTTCTCTGAGAAGTTTTCCGGTGCCTGGGACGGCATCAAGTCCGCATTCAGCATCGAGAAAGTCAGCCGGTTTTTCAGCGACGTGATGAACGGTATCCGAACCGTTTTCAGCAGCGTTGGGAACTGGTTCTCTGAGAAATTCACCAGTGCCGCAGATAGCGTAAAGGACGCATTTTCGGGAATTTCCGACTTCTTTGAGAACATCTGGGACAGCATCGGCGAGGGTGCGACTTCCGGTGTGAACGCTCTCATTGACATCATTAACGGCATCATTGAGTCCGTGGAGAACGGCTTGAACTGGATCTCTCAGGGACTTAATTTCTTCGGATTTGACGTGCCGGAAGCGCTTCAGGATTTGCTGGGCGAGAGCTTCAGTTTCGACCTGCCGGAGGTGGGTCTGCCCAGGCTGCCGCACCTGGCAAATGGCGGTCTGGCGACTGCTCCCACGCTTGCACTTGTGGGCGACAACCGGAATGCTGCCGTTGACCCGGAGGTCATCTCGCCGCTGTCAAAGCTGCAAAGTCTGACAAATGGTGATAATTCAGAGATAATCGCACTTCTGCAAATCATCATCGAACTGCTGAGAAACGGTCTGTCCGCTGAAATAGTGGGCGGAATTTTCGGCAGCGATTTCCGGAAAACTGTACTCAAAATAATTGCCGATGACAACACAAGGAGGGGCGGCTGATGAAAGCAATTTACTCGATAAACGGCGTAGAACCGGCAGTTCAGCCCCTCCGTGACGGCTACCAGGTAACTCAGTCCGACCTGGTTTCTGACGGTTCGGGGCGCTCCGCCGAGACCGGGCGTGTCATTCGCTACATGATCCGCCGCAGCACCTACAAGCTCACCCTGAAATTCAAGGGAACGCCTGCGGAGATAAACCAGGTGAACGGACTTGTAAGCGGTGTTTCGGTGGAAGTGGAGTTTCTCGACGGCAGTCAATTAGTTACAAAAACGTTCTACCCGTCCGACAGAAACATCACCACAAATGGCTATACTTCGGAACTTTCCGTGAACCTTATCGAAATTTAGGAGGCGCTATGAAGTATCCACAGCTTGTGCCCGACCGGGTCTGCAAAACGCCGATAACCGTTTTCCGTGAGGGCGGTCTGAATCGTGACGGCTCACCGAAACGGACGGTGATCTTCGAGGGCAAGTGCAACTATTCCGAGAAAACTTTTCAGCGCATCACCGCCGACAAGCAGCTTGTGACGCTCAATGCTCAGGCGCTGTTTAATGGCGATATTGCGCCGGATTCCGACACTATCGAGGGCGAGGTCAGCGTCCTCAGCGGTATCCGCCGGAGGATATACGCCTCCCAGAAATGCCGCAATCCTGACGGCACTGTGAACTACACAAGACTGGAGCTGATCTGATGAAAGTGACTGTAAAACTGGACAGAAATGCCGTCCGCAGAATCTCGGAAGCGGCTAAAATGGCGGCTTTAGAGTCTCTCGAAGTGCTGTATACCGATCTTACCAATGAAACCAAGACAATGCCGTACAACATAGGCGATATGCAGAATAATCAGACGTTCGTTCAGCCTACCGGGGACGGTGCGGTGCTGATTACCGGCTCTCCCCAGGCTCGGCGGCTCTACTATCACCCGGAGTACAAATTTCAGCAGGGCAAAAATCCGAACGCCGGTGCATTCTGGCTTGAACCCTACATATCCGGCGAAAAATCAGAGTTCGTAGAGACTAAGTTCGCTGAAATTTTTAGAGAGAAGGCGGGGCTATGACAATTCTCTCCCTTGTGGAAATTGCTGATCTGCTGGCTGAAATCCTCGATTTTCAGGACATTTTCGCCGGAACTTGCGACAATTCCCTCGACCAGGCTATCGGCGTTTATCAGCGTGAGGGCTTCGCTTTCCGGGAGTGCATCGGCGGCGAAAGTTCCTTTGAAACAGCGAAGATCCGGCTCGTTGTCAGGTGGGGTGTCAGCCCCACGGCGGCGGAGCGTCAGGCGGCGTATATTGGCGGAATTCTGGCAGCTCTGCGTGATATGCCTACTGCCAGTCACACCATAAAATTCGCATTTCTGCGGCAAGTCCTGCCAATCGGCAAGGACGAAAAGGGCATCTGCGAGTACATCGTCGATGCGGATATTTACTACAGCGAGGGGGCGGTCTGATGTACGAAGTTTCCCCGGAATTTCGGGAAAAACTGCTCGCTGGGGCGGTGCAGAGCATCAGGGGAACGCTGACCCTTGTGGACGGCTCTGACCCGATCACCCTCGGCGACAGTAACCTTATCGGCTCGCCGGAGGTCGAGATGCAGTGTACAGAAAACGCTGAAAATTTCGGGTTCGGGCAGCTTTACACCGGCTCTGTGGCGCTCACTCTCGACCTGCCTGACCTGATGCGTGACCAGCTCAGAGGCGGCAAAATTACGCTTGAAACCGGCGTTGACGGCGAGTTCGTGCCTCTTGGCGTGTGGACGATAACCGACCCTCAGCGTGACAGCGCCGGGCGGCTGAAAGTCACGGGTCTGGACTGCGTTTCCCGGCTGGACGTGCCCATTAAAAACAGTGGCGCTTGCGGGGCGTTTATCGGTCTGCGCCTGGAAATCGTCAGCGAATTGACCGGCGTCGAATTTACTCAGACACAAGCCGATTTATACCGGATTTTCGGGCAGAAAGCTAACCGGTACGGGCTTAATTTTGCGTCGAGCTGCCGGCAGGAAGTGGCAAACATCGCCCGTGTTCTGGGCGGATTCGCCTGCGCTGACCGGTTCGGGCGCATCGAATTCCGCAGGTACGGCAGTTCTCCGGTGTGCGAAATTCCCGAAACTTTGAGGTTTTCTGCGGATCTGAACGAGTACGCCTGCGCTATAACAGCACTGACCTACACCGACGACTACGGCAGGGACACGACCGTGAACTTCCCAAAATCCGCACAGGTCAACACCGAACTGAACCTCCATTTTTCGGGAAATAACTTCTTCTTCGGTGAGGGGAACTTCACGCCGCTGCTGGAGCAGATCGCCGGGGAACTGTCGCAGATACCGGTCTGGACTCCCGGCGAGGTGCGCTACTACGGCGACCCCACCCTCGACCTGGGCGACCTGGTAACTCTGACCGGCGGCAAGACCGGCACGGCGTTCCTGATTACCGCTATTCGCTGGAAGTTCCGAGCGCCGCAGACCCTCATTTCTGCCGGTGCAGGGGACGTTTCCAGCGGTTCGTCCGGCAGTTACACGTCGGGGGTGTCCTCGGCGGCGGTGACTATGAATATTACCAAATCAAACTGCCTTATCGACCTTGATATTTTTGAAAATCCGCCTGCTACAGGGATTCAGGAAGCCGGGGAAATCATCATCGGCGTGCGGAATTCTACCACCGTCCTGATACTGGTCAGCGCCATTGCAGAGGGCGGCGAGGTTCACGTTTTGGTGGACGGCGTGATGCAGACTGTTTTCGACTGCACCGATTTTTCGGGGCGCAGAACCGTGAGCCTGACAGTGCCGGTGAATCTGACTGCCGGTCAGCACCGCATCAGCGTGGAGATCATGGACTGCACCCTGCACCGGCTGAGTGCGTCCGTCTGGGGTCAGGATATTACCACGGACATAGGACAGCCCACGTTTGCTGACCAGTACACATTCGCTGACGGCACGATTCTGAAATACAATGGAAGCGCCACAAGTCCTGTAATTCCCGGTACAATTGACGGTGAGCAGGTACGCATCATCGGCGGCGGTTCGTTCGAGGAGTCAGGTGTGGAATTTACCAAAATACCAGAAGGAACGGAGGAGATACAGTAATGGCAGAAATAGTTGTAAGCACGTTTGAGGACTTTCTGACCGCCTGCGCCACTTCCGGCGCTGAGGTCATATGCCCGGAAAGTGCGGTCTGGGACATGACCCAGATCGCCCCGGCAGGTGCGCCGACAGTGACGGTGGCGTGCGCTAAAATCATCGGCAACGGCACGACGATTGCGAAGCCGTCAATAATCAGCAGATCGCTGTTTAACTTTACCGCTGCCAATGCCACAGTATCAAGGCTGAACATTTCCGATTTTACGGCAGATACATCAGTTATCGGCGGGGGGACAAGCGGTGTGATCTGGAAACAGTCAGAGTTTAACGGTGTGCAAAATGCCGGCGCTATGGTATCAGCTGTTGGTCTGACATTTTGCGAGGACGAGACTGCCACACCGCCCCTTGGCTGTGGTTTCAAGATACATCTGGCTGGTGGGTGCTTTTTTAGCTACAATAGTGGTGGCGGTATCACACTGCGAAACTGCAAAGGGGAATTTACTGGCGGCGGAGCGCTTGATCCCAAATCCGGATCAAGGGACAACTACTTAACCATACGCTATTGCTTTTTGGGAGGCGATTTCACACAGATCTCGCTTTCCAGCTACTGCGGAATGTCAATGATCAATTCCCCGGCAAAACGTGGCGTTTATGCTGGCGCAGGCGCACAATGGGTCCCCTGGGTGGACTGCACTGAGGAGCAGCTCCAGGACGCTGTATATCTTCGGTCGATCGGCTTTTATTGCGAGGAGATTTAAATGCGAGAACTTTTCCGTTTTACAAGTTGGGAGCAAGTCTCCTCAACACGAATTTGCGCCACGGAATACTGCTATTCAGGCGGATTTAGCGACATTACAATTAACATTTCCGGCACTGATGCCGACCGCTTGCAGTGGGATTTTGTAGGATATAATGCTGCCGGCAGCATGATTGCTGATATCTACTGGTACGACAGCGGGCGCACTGTTACCGTACCGGCAGGCATTGTCAAATGGCTGGTATGGCTAAGATACAGCAATAATGACAGTATTTCGGCGGATATCACCGCTACCGTAACCGCTTATACGTCCACGCCTCTTTGGTACATTGAGGGCGACAACTACCCCACTACCGATTACTTCCCGGAACTGCCGGAAAATCCGGTAAATCCGCCATTTCCGGCGATGATGTGGCGCATCGACCCGAAGATGAATAATAGCTTTCCGTTTCACGGCTTGCTCCCGGACGTTCCCCGGCAGTCCGGCGCATTTGAGAATGCTTCCCGGCTCAGTCGTGTGGCTATCCCGGAGAGCGTGAAAACTATCGGTGATTCGGCGTTTCAGGGGACGGCTCTGACGGTGGTGAGGGTTGCGGCTGACTGCACGTTCGTTCCGGGAAGTTTCCCGGAAAACTGCCGTATACTGCGCTATCCGGCGCACACTCACGGTCAGCTCACTGACGGCAGCGGACGGGTAGTCCTTGACCGTCAGGGACGCAGAATTTACGCAAGGAGGATTGACAATGGCTGATGAAATTGTCCGCATCGAGGCGGACGCTGAGGAGATAGATGAGGTGATAAATACCCTGAAAAACTGCGATATTCCGGGGCATATCGCCGATACCAACAACCCCCACCAGACAACCAAAGAGCAGGTAGGGCTGGGTAATGTTGACAACACGTCTGACGCTGACAAGCCGCTTTCGGCGGCTACAAAAGCAGTGCTTGCTGAGATAGTGGACTCCGGGGCGAAAAACAGGCTGCTGATCGCTCAGGGCGGTGGCTCTGCTTACAACGCTCAGTATACCGTCACGGACGGTACGTTAAGCCTTACCAGTAATGGCACTTACGCTCGTGTCTCTTTTAAGGTTACGCTCCCGGCTGGAGACTATGTTTTCTCTTTCAACTGTGCCGCTTACAATGCGACTAAGGCACAGATACGTTTTAACACAAATGTGGGCGGCAGCGGAACGGCTATCCGGAATGACTACGTTGTTCGTGGTACTGGCACTGGAAACGTGCCGTTTACGCTTAGCGATACCACGACATTTTATGTGATTTATTACATTAATTTTAGTAGTACTGCAACCACAACGGATACTATGGATATCGCCGAGAGTATGATATGCACTCAGGCAGCCTGGGACGTGTCACAGGCATATGTACCGTATCGCCCTGACTACGATGAGCTGATAGCACGCATCGTCGCTCTTGAGCAGGCGGCTGGAATCAACAGTGTCAGGAGCATAGCAAATCTCGCCGCTGAATCTGCGGCTGATGCAACCGAGCCGGGCGGGGAGGTGATGTGATGGACAAAATTATCAATATCACATCTGCGGCAGTATGCGGTGTTTGCGGCTTCCTCTGGGGGCAGGCGGACGGCTTTTTATATGCTCTAATGGCATTTATGTGCATCGACTACATTTCCGGTGTGATAGTTGCTTGTGTGTGCCATGAACTGTCCTCAAAAGTAGGTTTCCGGGGACTGGCTAAAAAGTGCATGATACTTATGCTTGTAGTCGTCGGGCATCTGCTTGACGCTCATGTTCTGGGCGGCGGTTCAGTGTGCAGGTCTGCGGTGATCGGGTTTTACATAGCCAATGAGGGCATATCAATCCTCGAAAACTGCGGCGCTATCGGGATACCGCTGCCGAAAAAGCTGCTCGATGTGCTTAAACAGCTTAAAAACAAGGAGGAATGATCTTATGGGAAATCTCTCGGCACATTTTGATAAAAGTGAGTTTCGCTGTCAGTGTGGGTGCGGCGGCGAAACTCCGTCCAAACTGCTCATAGAGATGCTTGAGCGGCTCTACAAGCGCATGGACGCTAAGGCTATAATTATATCGTCCGGCTACCGATGCCCGTCTTACAGCGTAAAAGTCGGCGGTTTTAGAAACGATGCTCATACCTGTAATATAGCTGCTGATCTCTGCGTCAAGAAGCAGGACGGTAGCTTTTACAGCTCCTTTGACGTTGCGGAAGCGGCTGAACGTGAGGGCTTCGGCGGTATTGGCATCATCGACGGAACTTACATACACCTTGACACTCGCCATGCCGAAAAGTACACAAATTCGCACTGGTGGGGGAATGAGTCCACTGGCGAAAATTACAGTACTTTTCAGCGTGGTACGGTTTTTGACGGCGAAAGCGTCCGCTCCGAAGAAAACAGCATCGGTCACTATAACCATTGACGACCACACCTACAGCGGACTGCTCACCGAGGATTGAGATTAGCTATTTCTGAAACGGTTTCAGTTTCCTTGAATAGAATTCCAGAAATTTCTGTATAAAAATTAAGGGTCTCTCTGCTCAGGCAGGAGACCCTTGTTTTTTTATGCTGCTTTTATGTGGAGTGTACATATTGCAAGTTGCTGACCGCCGCAACCAAAATTCAAACCGCTTGAATTCGGAAAAATGCCGATATTTAGGCGGTTTTCTTATGTTCTGAGTGCAGTTGAAATTCCATATTTGCACTCCGAACGCAGTAAAATCACATGATTTTCCAAAAAAATCACACGGACAGTCACACGAAATAATTTGTTAAGAGCGTGGAAGGTGGTATTGAACTATAAAAAATAATTAATGAAGGCATATAATTATGCTGAAAATACCAGAATTGGCAATGCCCAAAATTTCAAAAGTAATAACTATTTATAATGGTATGCGAGAGGTCTGGGCAGACTATGAACAGGCAAAGGCGTATTTCCTTGAACTTATGATGTCCACGGACGGTGAGGAGCATGACCGAGCGGAGTGCATTTACATTCAGCTTATAAATGGATTGTCAGTATGTTCAGATGAGGACAAATAATTTTCACATAGAGCTTTGCTGCGGCAAGGCTCTTTATTTTTATAAGAAATGATTTGATTGATGATTGCTATTGACAAATACTCAATTTTAATATATAATCATATTAAATCTATAGTTTTTATATGTGTGCTGTTGTCTATAGAAAAATGCTCTGTAAAAAGGAGAAAAATAACTTGTGAGAGGTATAAATTATGATAACAAGAAATGAAGCATTTGAGCTTTTGAAAAAGTACAACAAAGACCAGTTTCATATTCAGCACGCCCTGACAGTTGAAGCTGTAATGAAGTGGTATGCAAATGAGCTTGGATACGGAGAAGATGCTGAATACTGGGGAATCGTCGGACTTCTCCATGATATTGATTTTGAGCT